TATGTCTGCTATCGCATGACCAAGAGCTCGGGAGCTGGAACCGCGTCATCCTTCAAGCACATGGCGCATATGTATCGCGGGACGATCTTCTTTGACGAGGTCAAAGATGACTTGGATGAGTTTGACGATCGCGTTTTGATGCTCAATATCGGTGCGATGAAAGAGCAAGCATGGGCACCGATGACGACCGCGTTCAAAGATGCGGAAGGCAACACGGAATTCGAGGTTGTGAATTACTGCGTGTACGGTCCGAAGATCGTGACGATGTACGGGCGGTTTCCGCAGGATGCGACCGAGAGCCGGTTCTTAACGATCAAGACCATCAAGCATGAGCTCGAGGAGCTGATCCATAAGAATATTCCGCGGCGCTGGACCGATGAGATGCGGGCGCAGGCTTTGTACAAACGCAATATGGATATGACGTGGCGTTTGAAGAACTGGCAGCCGCGCTTGCAGCCGCCTGACTCGCTTGAGGATCTGCGGGTTTCGACGCGCGTGAATCAGGTGACGGTGCCGATCAAGTACATCATCACAATGGACAAGGGTGACGATGCGGCAACTGCGAAGGCGCTTGAGGATGTAAGTTCGGTGATCAAGAACCTGTATGAGGATCAGAAGGCTGAAAAGGCGACCAAGACCGAGGCGCGCATTATTGAAGCGATCGATGCTGTGCTCAATGACCCAGCGTTCACACTGCTTGACCTGGTGCAGGTGACTGAGCTGAAGGATTGGGGCACGTGCAAATACATTCGGCATTCGGATCTGACGCGGGTGGTGAATTACTTGATCGATGAGATGAACCTGGGCACGGGGAAGTCTCCTGCGGATGTGATCAAGCCTGGGACGGATGAGGACGATGATAGCACCCAGCGCAAGGGTAAGAAGAAATACCAGGCGGCGGGTGTGACGAGTTCGACGATCGGCAGGAAGTGCAAAGAGATGCGGCTGCCCACTCACAGGATGGGGCGGGGGTTCGTGGTGATCATTCACAGCGCTGCGCAACCTGAATCGGTGCAGGAACGGATCCAACTGTTGAAGCTGCGGTATGGGCTTGAGGATCTGAAGTATGACGAGGTGCCTGCCAAAGCGGGCTTCAAGTTCAGGGTAAACCACCCAGTTGTGGGCGTGGTGGAGCCGGAAGATCCGCCTTATGGGCAGGAAGGGCTGCTGTGATGAACCTAATTGAGGTCTTAATGAACCAAATGAACCAAATGAACCTTTTTGAGGGTCTCTGGGATGAAAAAATTTTTTTTCTCATGGTGGGGTGCCTGTGGGCTGGATTTTGCTTCATGCAGGTACATCGAACCGGTGTAGAGGCGGTTTTTGGTTCATTTTGCTCTATTTTCTTCATTTTATTAGTTATTAGGATGAACCAAATGTACTTGGATGAACCTTTATGCGTTTTTAAGCGTTTTTTCGCCTTTGGGATTTGTGGCGATGAACCTTTGGGGATGGCTCAATTACATCCATGTACATTTGGTTCATTAAGAAATGGCGGTGAGGCATGAGCAAGCTTCATTTCCCCGCTGCTGAGATGAACGATAAGCGGTTTGCTGGCTTTGGGTATGAGGTTTCGTTGAATTACCTGGAGCAGACTTTGACCTTGATCTCGGCTCCGAGAGGATCAAAAGAGGTTGATGTGCTGGCTTTTACGGAGGCTGCGCATGGTGAGAAGTTCTTGAGGATCTGTGATGAGGTGAGGGTGGCGAAGATAAACGAGAGACCTGAGACCTGGCAGGTGAACCCGATGCCCGGGCTGCTGGGTGAGGTGTGGATGGTGGTTGTGGTTTGGCGAATGTATGCGTTTTTCAGCGAGTTGGAAGGAGCTGAGCATGAATAAAAATGTGAGCGATATAAAGCCATGGTTTCAGGATGATATTGCCAGGACTCTTATGAGCATTTACTTTGCGAGCAAGAGCGGTCAGCGATCAGCGATCAGTGATCAGGAATATGCCGCTGGGTTTGCGGCTGCGCTGGCCAGTGTGGCGTTGGCTGTGGGTGTGAACCCTGAGTCTTTCTTAGCTCCTGAAGATGTGCAGCGATTACGGCAGGTGCAACGATGAAACGGATCTGTATTTTTGCGGTGGTGATGATGTCGGTCTTGACCGGATGTGGTGCGGCAACTGTAGGGGCGCAGGATGATGTGATGTTGGAAACACCGACGCTGCCTGCTGCGACGGCTACGGCGACGGTTTCTCCTACGCCTACTGTGGATTGGCAGGGGACGGCTGTGATCGCTCAGCAGACTGCGGATGAGGCGAGGCGGTTGAATACGGCGGCGACGGCTGCACATGAACAGCGGGTGCATGAAGAATCGGCGTGGACCGCGCAGGCTGATATGTGGACGGCTCAATCTGATTCGTGGACTGCGACGCTGGCGTTGACTTCGATCCCTTTGACGAGCACTCAACAGGCAGCGGTGAATACGCAGGTGCCGATCGATCAGGCGTTGATGGCGGGGCAGTTGACTGCGACGCATGAGGCTCCGACTCAGGTGGTGGCGATGTTGCGTGCTGATAATGAGCGCAAGTATGGGTGGGTGAATTATGCGGCTTTGGCTGCGCTGGCGTTTGGGATGTTTGGGGTGGGTGTGTTTGCGCTGGCGAAGGCTAGGAATGGCAATGGACCAATGGTGACGTACCAGCAAACGGCGGAGCTTGAAGCGTTGGCTGTAGAGAAGGCGGTGGATGAGGTTGAGGAAAAGTTATCTGATCTGATTCCGCTTGGTGGTGGGAATGATGCGCATGTGTTGGTGGTGGTGCCACGTTCGCCTGAGGGTGGGTTGGGGGAGGAACGTTTTTATGTGCCTTGTACTCGGGTTCAACTTTTGGAGTTGGCTGTGGGTGTGTTGGATCATGGGGAGACGTTGGCGATCAATAACTGGGAGGGTGAGGGGACTGCGTTGACGCGCAAGGTGATCGAGACGCTGCGGAATTATTTTCAGGAACAGCGGTTGGTGATAAGCCTCGGAGGTTCTGGGCGATTGGCTTTCAATGAGCGGGGGTTGGGTTTGTTGCGAGTGGTGCGGGCGTGGAAGCCTATCCCCTCTTCGAGTGTGCCTGTTGATGGTGGTGGTTTGCCTTTTGATATGAGTCATGAAACGGGTGCTCATGTTTCTGCTCATGGGGGAGGGGAATGAATTATTAACCGTCAAAATGTTTTGAAGAATATTTAACCGACAAAAAATAAAGTTATTTCAATAGGAGACTAAAAATGAACAACGAATATATTTTCATTGGCGAGGACTTGGGGATGGGTGCGAACAAGATGTTCAGCGGTGGTTGGAGCGTGCCTGGTGATAAGAAAAATGAATCGAAGAAGATCGCAGGCGGAGGCATGCAGGTTGTGAGCCAGGTCTCTGCGAATGGTCGTGGTCACTATGAAGGTATGTTGGGCTTGAAAGCGAAACGCCGCCCGATGGAGATCGCTTCTGACTATGGATCTTTTTATGTTGGTGAAGGTGCACATGAGCATGGAAGACCGGTTGAGAATTTGGACTTTGAACGATTGACCGGTGCGCCTGAAATGCGGGCATTGCTGTATGGCAGCCTGGCGCAGTATCAGCGTACTTATGGAAAGTTTGATCGACCGCTTTCGCTGATGGTTGGTTTGCCGCTGCAGATGATGATGGGTGCGGATGCCAAGACGTACCAGGCTGGGGTTAAGAGCTGGCTGAAGGGCGTGCACCAATTTACGGCTGATGGTGAAGCGATGACTGTTGATGTTGCGCAAGTGAAATTGACAAGCCAGCCAGTGGGTGCGCTGTTTGATTTTGTGTTGGATGATAACGGTCGCATCCTTCCGGATCGTGCAGATGCGATGTTGGATGAGGTTGGTGTGATCAGCGTGGGTTTCAACACTGTGGAATTGCTGGTCGTGAAAGATCGGGGTGCAGTGGAGCGCTTTACGGCTGGAAATACCCTGGGTGTACGTCGCCTTTTGGAATTGCTGAATCGCGATGGGTTGTGGAGCCTGGGCGAGCTGGATGAGAAGGTGCGCGCTGGGCGCATGCGTGAAGAAATGAAGCAGGCGCTGCCGATCTGGGCACGTGAGGTGAATGGTGAGATTGAGCGCCGCTGGGGACAGAGCTTCAAGCGCTTTGTGAAGGTAATCATCGTAGGTGGTGGAGCTTTGCTGCTGAAGGATGCGTTGACTGCACAGTTTGGGACGAAGTCTTATGTGCCAACGATGCCAGTGCTTTCGATTGCCCGTGGTCTTTGGAAGCTGAGTGTGATGGAAAAATGAGCGACTTACAGGCTTTGAGGCGAGGCAGACCGCATGATGCTGTTCCGAGTGAACGTATTCGGATCGAGGGGTTGCGGAAACGCGGTGTGAGTGCCCGAGATGATAAAACCTTTGCCTGGCTGGATGCTATCCCAAATAAAAAGCGGTTCTTGTTTGTTTGGGATCTTGTAACCGCAGCGTTAAATGGTGAGTTGGGACCGGTGATGCAACAGGCGGTCGAAGACAGTGATATGGATAAGGCACGCGAGGCGGCTGCGCAAATTGCTGGCGCGTTCGTTGTTGACGATGATGAGTGAGGTCATATGGGCGATGTGATCGAAGTTGAGAACTATATCGATGGGCAGTGGATGCGGCATGTGCATTTTATGACCAATGATGGTGATAAAGGGCAATCAGAGCTGAACCTGCCGGTGGATGTGATCCCGAATATCACAAAGGAAATGGGTGTGTGGCATGTGCGAGCCAGCTGGGCTGCGCGTGAGGCGTTTGCTGGGACGATGCGCGGTGGGGATCGGATCGAGCGGCAGATCGTGGTGTGGGCGTTTCAGGGTGAACGGGTGAGTGATTGCATTCGGAATGCGGCGCGTGAGTTTTGGAAGGTGTTTGGCAGGCAGCCTGATTTTGCTGCAATGAATTCGTACCCTGATGCAAGGGGTTTGGATGCGGATATTGAAATTGATGGCGGTGTGGTGGCTTTGGTGGAATGCGCGGATGTGCCAAGGCAGTTTGTGATGGTGTATTGAACCCCCTCCGCCCTGACGGGCACCTCCCCCAAATACCGCTTCGCGGATATTTGGGGGAGGAAGAAAAGAAAGGAATTTGTATGGACGGTATTTTGGACGGTTTGGTGAGTGCGAAGCAATGGAAGTGCAAAAAGGGTCATGTGTTGGGCTTGGTGGTGCGGACGAAGGAGCAGGCTAAAGTGGAAAGCATGACGGTGAAGTATCACACCAGCAAGCTGATCATTTTTCGCAATGCTGTTGACCTTTTTGTGAATGCGAATGAAGCCGTTGATGCGGCTGGGCAGCTGCAGGGGCGGATGCTGCTGGGTTTCAGTTGGAAGTGTTCTGTGCCAGGCTGTGGTTGCATTCGGGAGTGGAACCCAGATGATGAGGCGCTGGATTGGTTGAAGAAACGATTTGAAGGGAGCCGTGTGAAATGATCGAGGTAAAGCAAAAAGATAATGAAGTGATTCTGCGCGTTGATGTGCATCCGATTGGCTTTTACTTTAACTTTACGTATAACGCTGGCTCGGAATGGGCGGCGAAGGCTTTGTTCAAGATCCTGAATGAAGCTTTGATGGAGCGAGTGCGCGGCATTCGAAAGGATGAGTATGAGCAGGGTTTGAAAGATGCCCGCAAGTTGAAGAAGGATCGCAGGGATTGGTTTTCAGGTTGGTTGGATAAGTGAGGTGTGTGATGTGGCAGAGAAGTAGAGGAAAGTTTCATTTGTTGTTGCACTTCAGCCGAGATGTTGCTGATGGTCGGTTCTTGTTGTCTGCTTGTGGGGATCAGATTCAGGTGAGGCAGAAGAACCAGGAGACGTTTGTTGTCAATCCTGAAAAACAGTGTCCGATCTGTGCAGGTGTTTGGCATATCAGCTTTACTTCGGTTGCTGATGCAAAGACTACGGTGCAAAAAGAAACGAATATGAAGGTGCTGAAACGAGCGTTGGAGCTTGCAAGCCAGGCGACGCTGCGTAGGATGCTTGAGGCGCGGATCAGGAAGCTGCAGAAAGGTGGTGCGTGATGAAGACTCTTAGTTTATGGCAGCCGTGGGCGACGTTGATCGCTATTGGTGCGAAACGATTTGAGACGCGCAGTTGGAGCACAAAGCATCGAGGGTTGCTGGCGATCCATGCAGCGAAGAAGTGGGATGGTCTCTTGAAGGAATATTGTGAGATGGAGCCATTTCGAAGTGCATTACATATTGATGGGCAAGCTGTAGCTCTTCCGCTTGGTGCTATTGTGGCGGTGGTCAAGTTAGTTGATGTGCATCGTGTTGAGGGTATTCGTAATTCACTTAGACCTTACGAAAAGGCATTTGGTAATTATGCAGATGGGCGTTATGCCTGGCAATTGGAATTGGTGAAACGGTTTGAGAAACCAATTCCAATGAATGGGGCGCAGGGTCTGTTTGAAGTGGCAGATGATTTGATTCTGCGGTTTATGTGAGGTGCTGTGATGAAACACGATAAGGCTTTGATGATTGCAGAGAAAATGATTTCATTTCTTGCGCCTGTATGTACTCGCATTGAAGTGAAGGGGTCGATCTGCCGTGGGAGTGCTGAGGTGAAAGATATTGAGTTACTTGCCATTCCTGATCTCACTCCCCCACCAGCCCCGCGGTTGGAGTTTGGAAAACCGATTCCGAAGATCCGCGAGACGAAGCTGGATGTTGTTTTGGATGTGATGGCGGCTGAGAAGTTGATCCAACGCCATAAAGACGGCAGAAAGTTCAAGAAGATCTCTTGGATGAATGACGGCGGCATCATGATCGATCTATTCCTGGTCACTCCGCCAGCGACGTGGGGCGTGCTGTCTGTCATCCGGACCGGTCCTGCGGATTTCAGTCACTGGTGTGTGACGAGGCGCAAGATCGGTGGGGCTATGCCAGATGGCTTTCGTGTGCAGGATGGCGCGGTGTGGGAAGGTGCGCGTGAAGATGAAACGCAGAATAAAATCGGCTTTGATAGCGAGCTTGATTTTCTGGAATTCCTTGGCTTGGGATGGATAGAGCCGAGCGAGCGTGTGGCAAGGTGGAAAGAATAAATATTATGGCTTGACAATCTGAATCGCTTGGATATAATTTGCTTTGTTGACCGCAAGGGTGCCCCCCTCACCCTTGCGGTCGATGCTTTAAATTAGATTAGAATCTCTGTTCTGACTCTTGTTAAATCCTTTAAGATTTGTTAAAATGAAGTAGTCAATTGAATATTCCGCAGCCCCCAAAACTTGTGTGGGGCACTGAAGAAGAGATGAGCGCCTTCGCGACGTAATGTCGCGAAGGCGCTTTTTTGTTTCCATTTTCTCCCTGGGCGGAACAGGGATGCATTCAGAACAAGGAGAAGTTTTATGAAGAAGATTGTGTTCGTCGTTTGTGTATTGGCTGTTGCTGTGCTGGCGTTTTCCAATCCGTTCGTGAGCAATGTGGCGGCACAAGATGTTGCTGTTGTTTCGCAAAGCGAGCAAGTTCAGGATGTAGAGCCGCCCGTCAGCCCGGTTGAACTGCCGGTTGAGTTGCGTGCATTGATCTCTGCCTTTATCGGGTTCCTAGTAACAGCTGGCTTGAAATCGCTTTCTACCCTTTTGAAGAGCGACATCACTGGATGGGCTGCTGTGATCACTGGTGGTTTGAGTACCAGTTTTATCTTTTTCTTCAACGCGATTCTTTCCGCCATCCCATTTGAGGCGCAGGCACCCGCAGCGATCGCGCTGGCGTTGGTCGTGTCGATCCTGTCTGCATTCGGTGTGGCTCGCACTTCAAAGAAATTGCAACCGGTGAAGCCGGAATAAGCCCCCTCCGCCCTAACGGGCACCTTCCCCAATGATCGCTGACGCGAATCATTGGGGAAGGAGATGGGTATTTTTATGAGTGATCAACCCTCTGGAAATAATCAATCTGTAGAAGCTGCGCTGCTGGATCAGTATAGCAAGAGCATTGATGTGATGTTGGAGAACAAGAACTTATCCAACAACAATCGCATGATCCTTGAGACCCAGCGTCTTTTTGTGATGTTCATGCGCGCCTATCAGGAAGATCGAGCGAAGACCAGCACGATGTGGCGAACGTATCAGATCGGTTATCGCTTGCTATGGATCTTGATCCCATTATTTCTTACAGATATTTTTGTGCGTTTGTGGTCGATGCTCTACCCGGCGTGAATTATGAAATATCCCTTTGGTGGACCCGATGTGTCTTTTTATCAGGATGATCCTGCGACGCCGCGCGGCATTGATTTTGACTTGATGAAAGCGGCTGGTTCGGATCTTGTGATCATTCGTGCGGGTCAACGTACATGGGCAGACCGAGATGTGAAAAAGAATTGGGCGGCTGCCAAGGGCAAATTACCACGCGGCGCTTATTGGTTTTATGACAGCCGTGAAGACCCGAAGAAGCAAGCTGCGTTGTGCCTGAGCTTGCTTGGTGATGACCTGGGTGAGCTGCCGTTGTGGTGTGACTTTGAAGATAAGTATGGCGGTCCGTTTGGGCGTTGGCAGGATTGGTACGACTTTATGGAAGAGCTGAAGGCGCTGCGCCCTGGCATTCGGTTAGGTGTGTACACCAACTATTTTTACTGGAGCGAACGAACGATCGGCAAAGGTATTACCACAGCCAGTTTGAATTATTTCAAACAGTACCCGCTATGGATCGCAGCCTATAACCCAGTTGGTCCGAAAGTGCCGGAACCGTGGATCGATTGGACGTTGTGGCAGTACACGGACAAGGGCAATGGTCCGCTTTATGGGGTGGAGAGTAAAAACATTGATCTGAATTATTTCAATGGCGACGCTGAGGCGTTTGCTAATTTTGCTGGTGCGGTCTTGCCTGCACCGGATGTGAAAGAGCGATTGACTTTGTATCTACAAAGTGGCGCGATAGAAATGGAGAGCCTCTAATGTTTAAAGTGAAGATCACATGGGCAAATGGTGCCAGCGTGAAAAACAACCCGAACGTGGGCGGGAATGCTTTGTATGTTTTCCCTGTCGGTGCCACCTTCGAAGCTTCTGAGCTTGTGCCGGATAACACTGACCCAACCAATATCAGCAAGCGCTGGGCGAAGATCTCGGGCGGAACATGGAATGGAAAGTTTGTGGCGGTGTCGTATCCGTCTTCTTCTGGCAACCCGTTACGGGCGACGTGGGAAGCGGTGGGTGAAGAGGTTCCGCCTCCTTCCACGCTGAAAGTTGTCGGGGCGGTATGGACCCCAAAATTATCTGATGGTTCGTTGGGCGAGCCGGTGGAGTTCATCGTCAAGCCATGAGCTTACTGCGGTTGTTGCTGGATGACAAAGATCTGGAGATGGTTGAGAAGCTATCCCAGGATTTTGTGATTCATGACGAAAACTTGACTGTGCCAAACGATAGCAGACAGCGGGTGCAGGTCTTGTGGGATTTTGACATCTACGGGATGAGCAGGCAGGAGCGTAACCAGATCCGCAGTAACTTTGATCACCCGCAACTGGCAAATGGTGATTATGGTCTGCGACGGCGTCACCCTGGCTTCAATGGCGCTGACTACAACTATGTGACTTTGACCGATGGCTATTACTACTTGATGTATGACTTGATCAAGTGGGCTGCCAATCATCGTCTTGAAGAGGGCAGGGTGGATCATTGGGTTGAGAAGGTTTCCAATCGCCCTACGGGTAGAAAGTCTTATACCTTGCCAGTGTGGAAAGCAAATGATGGCGGTTGGTTCGCGGAAGTGACGCCCATGACTTCGCATTTGTGGGCATACATTCAACTGACGATGAAGGGCAAATCCAACACGGATGCGGGTTCGCGTGAATACGGGATGTGGGACCCGATCACAAAGTTGAACCCTGGCAGGGCTGGCTATCAGTGGCTGCATGGAATTTTTGCGGGTGCGCTGATCGAGGCGACTTCTTTGGGTGCGTATTGGCAATTCCCTTGCATTGATAGCACGAAGCCTGCCCCCAGTTTGGATGAGGTGCTTTCTAAAGGTTTGTATCACTGGGCGAATGCGGTCTCGCGCATGCGGCTGCCGAATGGTCGCAATATGGTTTCAGATTTTCCGTGTGTGGCTGAGCCGTTGCGGGCGTTGGGGTTGCCTTCGGTGGGGACGCCCATGCTGACGCTGGGGCGAGGTCCGTTTTTGTGGATCAAGAAGAGTTCATGTTCAGCGGTGTTGATGCCAGGTAGTGCCTGGTCACCGTATCGAAAGTTGTGGTGAGGTAAGAATGGAAGAAGATGCTTACCAATTGAAATTGGATCTGGACCTGCCTGAAGATGAGGCGGGTGTTTCTGCTTTGAACGCTGAAGAAGTGCGTGCGCGTGAAGATGCTGCGCGGCGGTTGTTCGAGAGCGGTGAGAACTGGGCAAAGGACGGATCTGGAAACAAGATCGAGCCGTTCAATTTTGATGTGTATGAGCGATTGCGCGCGATCCGAATTCCGTTTCGGGCAGCTGTGCTGGTGATGTGGCTGGCGACGCCTGCGAAATATCGATCTCCGAAAACAAAAAAGGAATTGGCAGACATGCTGGGCTTGAATAGTCCGCGCCAGTTTTCGGTATGGATGGCAAAGAACCCAGTGCTGCAAAACTTTGTGAAGGAAGCGTGGCGGGCGCGTTCTGTTGAACGGCTTTCTGATTCATTGGAAGCGATGTACACGGTTGCCGCTGAGAATGATTACAAGGGGAAGGGCGATCGGGAATTGCATTTCAAGCTGGCTGGTATTTTGAGCGACAAGATCGATGTCAATTTGCCCAATGGGCAGGATCTGGCGAAGCTGCCGTTTGAAGAAAAGCTGAAGCTGGCAGGGATCGATAACCCTGAAGAGCTGATCGCTTTGAAGGCGAGACTGCGAAAAGAGCAGGAAGCAGAGCATGTTGATGGCGCTGAGGAAAACCCAGCTGACGATGAACAAGAGTCAGCAGTTGATGTAGAGGAGAGCAATGGTTCTTCAGACCATAACGCAGCGTGATGCGCGTGAAGAAGTTGGGCGCGTGCTATTGGCACGTGAAGACCTGGCTTTCTTTTCCGAATACATGAGCATGGATGATGAGAACATGCCGTGGTATCGGGCGCATGCTGTGCATCACTTGATGGCGATGGAGCTGGAGCTGGTGCTGAAGTATCTGGAAACAGATGGGAAAGAAGGCACACAGTTCTTGATGATCTTGGTGCAACCACAGATCGGAAAAAGTTCGTTGGTGAGCCGCTTCTTCCCTGCTTTCGCTTTGGGTCGTTTGCCGAATTTGGCGATCACTGAGGTTTCGTATGGTGCGGATCTGGCGATCAGCCATAGCCGTGTGGTGCGCAATATGGTGATGAGCGATCGGTTCAAGGCTGTGTTTGGATCGAGATCTCCGAGTGCTGAGTCTTTGATGCTGGCGAGTGATAGCAAGAGCGCAAGCGAATGGAATTTGGCATATCCGCATCGAGGTGGAATGGTGGCAACTGGTGTGGGTGGTGCTGTGCCAGGGCGACCGAAAGGCTTGGTGTTGTGGGATGACCCGATCAAGGGACATCGCGAGGCGCAGAGTGCTGACATTCGAGAGGATGCCTGGGATTTCTGGGTATCGGCTTTGCGTGTGCGTGCCAAGGCTGGTGTGTTGGTGATGACGCATTGGAACCCAGATGACCCAGCCGGGCGGCTTATTCGCAACAACATTGAAAAACCAAACGGTGACAAGTGGAAGATCTTGATGCTACCGGCTTTGGTGGAAGATGGAATGTTTGCGATCAACCGTGAAGAACAGCGCAAGAAGATGCTGGAAGGTGTGTACCTACCGCTGAAGGATCCGCTGGGGCGTAAGGTAGGCGAGGTGTTATGTCCGCCGATGCTTGGAAAGGAAGAGTTGCTGCGCATTCGTGAGACGCAACAGGACTTTTATTTTCAGGCGCTTTATCAGCAGATGCCTTTCAATAAAGATGGGCAGAAGTACAAGCGTGAATGGTTCAAAACGGTAGCGAAGCTGCCGGAGGGCGTGACGATCAAGTTCGTTGTGCGCTATTGGGACAAGGCGAATTCGACCAAAGGCGATTACACCGTGGGTGTGCTGATGGCGTATTGCTCGGATGGCTTTTTTTACATCCTGGATATTGTGCGCGGTCAGTGGTCTTCGTATGAACGCGATAAGAAGATGCAGGATACAGCGAAGAAGGATGTTGAGAATTATGCGAAGGTGGCTATTTGGCACCAGCAGGATCCGGGCAGCGCTGGCAAGGATTCAGCTGAGGCAACGAACCGGATGCTGATGGGATACCCGGTGAAGTTTGAGACGGTGACCGGTGATAAGGCAACACGATCGGAACCGCTTGAAAGCGCGTTCCAGGGAAAGATGGTCTTTATGTTGCAAGGTCCATGGAATGGTGCATTCGTCGATGAGTGTGTGGCGTTTGACCGTGGGAAGCACGATGACCAGGTGGATGCTGCGAGCAGCGCGTATAGCAAACTTTTGCAGATGATCGGCAACTTCAGGAAGAGCAGGATCGGATGAACTTTTTCAAGAATTTATTCCGCAAGGCGGCGGTCAATTTTGCGAAGTCTTTCGCTTTTGCGCCGGTGTGGCTGCGGTATGCGTTTTCGACTATCTCGATTGATCAGTTGGTTGATGAAGGATACAAGAAAAACTCTGCGGTGTCTGCCTGTGCTACGACGCTGCAGCTGACTTTCCCTGAGCCGCCTTTGCGGGTGGGGTATGAGGATGAA